GAACTCCCTGTCGGCGCAATCGCCGTGTCCAGTCCATATATGTTTTTCGATGATAGTAGCCCCGTTCAACGCGCAGATAAGCGGGAACCCGAACCCGACTGTGTGGTCGGACAGACCGTTCAGCGCAAAACACGCCGTGTCAATGTCTTCCCGTGTTGGGTGCGACGGGTACCCGTGGGGGCAGTGGAGGAGATGTATGTCGGTGTTATTCAGCCCTGTAATGAAATCAATATCAGCGTCAGTCCCGTACCCCATAGATATTATCATGGGCTTACCTGTATCCGCAACGGCTTTCAACAACGCCCTGTCTCCGATTTCAAACGAGGATATCTTGTACATTTTGGTGTCGTACT